CGTGCTTGCAGAAATTAAAATACCCATTCTGTTTTTAATTCATAATTATCAACTAAAATCTGAGCAGACACATTCCCCATTCATTCATTTTTAGCAGGCTTACCTATTAAAGTAATTTTCGTATTTGGTTGAATAAAACTCTCATATTCTTTTTGACTTGATTTAAATTTAATAATAGAAACGTTCCCTATTTGTATTTTAATTGTTGGGTGTTTATCAGGACTCATTAAAGTAACGTTAGATTCTGATAAAGAAATATCTTTTATTCCAACAAATACTTCTGGTATCTCTTGACCAAAAATATTTAAATCTGCTAAATTTAGTAGTATTTTAGAATCAATTTGATTATTATTCCAATTATAATCAACCCAATAGGTAGGAGACATATCTAAATTTTTATAATATTCATTTGTTTTTAAAATAAAATTATCTAAATTAGATTCAGGGATCCAGCAACCGAAAGCTCCTTGATGGCCTTGAGCTAAACTTGTTTCACCTGTGTCTTCACATACTTTACGAAAATCTTTAATTTCACATTGACTATAATTGCGGGCAGAGCCTCTATAAATATCTTCTTTATCTTTAAACTGATGTGTTCTAATTAAAATAAGAGTCGGACGTTGATATTCTGCTTGAATTTTATTCGCACATAATCCAGCAATATTTGGCTCTACATCGCCAGGGTTACATAAAAGAATTATTACTGAATTATCAAGAAGGTGTTCTTTTTCAATTTTATTCTTTAATAAAGCCATTGAAGAATCTTGCAATTTTGTTTGACGTCTTTTTACTCTATCAGCAATTAAGATAGCTTCCTCATAAAGAGCAACAGTTTCACCTTTATGACCCCTTTTAGTTGTTAATATTTTTTGAAAGGCATATGGAATACACATAGCTTTAAAAACGATTTCTTTTTCTGCAAGAGTACCACTTCTACAGATTGCATTGATATAGGGAGTTACGTAAAAAGCTATTGAAAAATAATTGATACCATTCATTTTATCAATAGAATATTTATTTTTAATAGTCATTCCACGGAAAAAAGGATTAGTAATTGCATTTAAACCAAGATTTACTAAAGCTCTAACCTCTATTTGTCGATAATCCATCATATCTGATAGAACACCCAGAGCAACCAAATCAATCATTTGAGAAGTATAATCACCTAATTGATAAATCTCTTCAATTGCTCTACAAAGTTGCCAAGTAACACCAGCACCACTTAAACTTTTATTTGGATAATCGCACATTTGATTATTAATAATAATTGCATATGAACTATCTTCATTACATTCGTGATGGTCTGTAATAATTACATCTACACCATTATCTACCAAAAATTTATGTTGTTTATAATCATTACTAGCAGCATCACTAATCCACATTACGCTAGTACCTTTATCAACAATATCCTGTAAATCAATGTCAGCTAAACCATGTTGTTTGCCAGAATGAAGTATATAATAAAAATTTTCATTAATATATTCTGGAAAATAATTATTAATAAAATTAATCATAATTGCGGCCGATGTAAATCCATCAACGTCGGGATCAACTACTGTCGAAATACGCTCATTATTTTTAAGAGCTCTATAAATAATTAACGCCGCTTCCCGCATTCTTTCTTTTCCAAAATCTCTTCAATCATTAACATATTTTCAATCAGCATTTAACCAATTTTCCTGTTCTTCTATTGGAATACCTCTATTATAAAGAACTTGTTGAATTGGAGTATATAAAGGATTTGGACTATTATATTCTTTAATATTCATATTGAAAGAAATCTCCTTATCTGTCATTACTTTTCTTTTATTTCTATAACAACTTCTTTAGGCTCATATAATTTACAAAAACACCCTGCTATATCCCAAAATAGATTCTCTGTTGATAATCTTTTATCTGTATATGCGCAACGATATACTCTGGTAGGAGGTCCACAAACATAAGTTATTTCCTTAATATATGTTAAAAATTTGCACCATTTACATCTTTTACATTTTAATCTTTTTTGTGTTTTCCAATAACGAACTTTTTCAATATCTTGATTATCCACTATAAAAACACTCTATCTCTTCATAATTTAAAAAACACATCTTTACCTTTATCAGTAGGAGAATTTTTATATTCTAATAAATTACCATTTATATCAAATAAAAAACTTATATTAACATACCCACAATATTTATTATATATTTTTTCAAATTTTTTTATAGTTTCTTCATATTCTTTATCTCCAATTTTTTGATAATCGGCATCAAAACCTATTACAATTTCTTTTACTCCTATATCCAATAGCATTTGCAATTGATATGAAGATAAGGTTGACCCGCAAACTGCAACAGCTATATTATTTGCTATTCCTAAATAATTAATTGCTTGAAGAACACTTTTTTCAGCTTCTAAAATTAAAGCAATTTGAGTATTTTTAATATTTTCTTTAGCTTGATAAAAACCATATAAATTAAATCCAAGAGCATGATTATACATATTACCATTAATTCTCGCGGGACGATATTTACCATATTTTTCATTCTCTTGAACTAATGTTCTTTCTCTAATACCAATTAATCTATTATTCTCATCTGTATGCGGAATAAGAATACCTCCTGTTAAAGGATTATAATGAATATCCATATAATCACTTATTTCTTTTGGTATATGTTCTTGTTCCCAATTTAATATTCTAGGTTGCGGGAAATATTGTAAAATTTTAGAATCAATTTCAGGAAAAACTGCTTTTTGATTGTTAATTTTAATATTAGTTATATATTCATATTTATCTAATATTCGCCAATCTAAAAAATTATCAACGTCATCTTTATTTTTAATTTTCCAACCCAAATTAAAAAAATTAACAACATAAGATACAGCAGTATTTAAATCTATTTGTTTAATTTTCATTAATAATTCAAATATATCCATTGTTCCACAATGAGTAAAACATTTAAAGAGTTTAGTATTATCATAATAATATAGTTTATGACTATCTCCACCATGACAAACTGTAATAGCTGTAATATAGTCGTCCCGCAAATCTGGTTCAGCATTTAATGATTCTAAAATATCAAATACATCTTCTATATCCAAAGCATTTTTAACTTCATCTTTATCATAAAAAGCCATATTAATCTTCCCAAGGTAATACTACTTTAATTTTAGTTTTTTCTACTTCTATTGGTTTATACCACCAATCAGTTACAAAAATTGGATTAAATCTACAAGTTGATTTGTCAGCTACCATTCAAATATAAGATTGAACAATTGAGCCTCTACGATTTTTATATACGCTTAATTTTACATTAGGCATAGAACATCCTAATTCTTGAATGATAGGGGCTAACATTTGTTCATCTTTTTCTGTTGAATTTAATAAAATGCTGCCAAAATCTGTTTTATCTGCAATAGATTTTGCTCCTCTTAATAAATTCTGGTCAGGTAATGGATCAGTTTTCCAATCCATATTGAGTTGAGTCGCTGTCATAATAAAAATATTAAATTGAACTGCTATTTCTTTAAGTTTAGTTGATATTAGAAATAAAATACTATCTTCTCGCATTGCAACTCCACGAGTTCTACGTCCAACTTCTTCAAGAATTCCAAGAGAAGTAGATAAATAATCAAAGAAAATATACTGTACTCTATTTATTCTTAAATTTCTTTTGATACAATTTTCAATATCTTTTACAGAAAAATTAGGTAATAACTCAATATAAAGTGGAGCATTTTGTAATAATCCTATAGCTTTTTTTAATCTATCTTCTTCATCAAAATGTAATTCTCCATCTAAAATTCTATTTTCAGGAATACCAGATATAAATGCTAAAGCCATAGTTTGAAGTTCTCTTAATTCTAATTCTGTAGAAATAAATAAAGAAGGTTGCGGACTACCGTGATTTTCCCATTCCTGTGTCGAATTATTGTAAATTTCTGGACAGGCCATATAACAAGAATCTGCCAATAAGCTCCTTGACTTCCCCACACCCGTGGCCGCTGAACGAAGATATAAACATCCAAGTCTCGCTCCTCTAGTGACAGTATTACAAATATCACCGTATAAAGGTAAACCCATTTCAGGAGTTTCTTTCAAAGATTCAACTAATTCAAGAATATTATCTCCAATTGTATAAGATTCTTCTAAGCTATTATCTACATATATATTCCTGACCCGCATAATAGAATTATCAATTTCATCTGCTAATTCTGTTAAAGTTAAAGAATCAAATCTTTCTTGTTCTTCTTGCTTTTCTTTCATATTAAGAATATTATTAAAATTATAATATTCTGATACATCAACTCCCGCACGTGCATAACCTCTAAGAAGTGAATATTTTTTTAAACGATTATAATAAAAATCAAAAGCTGCAAAATCAGCTACTTCTTTAGCTCTAGTAAGCAGCTCTTCTCCATTGCTTGCTTGAAAAACGCCTAATGATTTAGGTCTATCAGATAAATAATCATAAATTACTTGAACTGTAATATTTGTTGTTCCCATAATTGCTAAATTATATAAAGCTCCAAATGCAATTTTATGAATCTCAGGAACGAAATCATCTTCTGTAAAAGTATATTTACCATCACTATTAATAATTAGATTTGGATGTTTCATTGTACATCCTAAAATTTGAAGTGCAGAAGCACTATCATATAAACTATTAATTTGATTTTTATTCAATAAAAACACCTCTTATTCTAAATTAAATAATTTTAAATGCAGAGGTCTTTTAATTGGAGTTGGATTAACTGTATATTTTTTTTCTTTACAATTTAATTTACTAATGTTTTGTTTAATTAATTTTATTGTTTCTTTTTGTTCCTCTTGGAGTTTTTTCCAATTATTATACTCTACTAAAATATATTCAATAATAGCAATTCCACCATTAGATTTTTCAGGTTTTTCTTTTTTAATATCATACCAATAATGTAAGATATCATCTATCGTATCATAACTATATCCTTGTTCTTCATATTTTTTTAATTGAGAACTTACTTTATTATAATTATAATAATCTTTAAGATAATAAGTTCTAATTTTATCTAACAGTTGACGTCTATTCATAAAATTCCTTTTATATTAAAAAAAGGATAGGAAAAAATTTATTTTATTTTCCTATCCTTTCTATTTTAAATCTTATAGATATTTATTCATTTCATCTTCAAGATCAGTAACAATTAAATATACTTGTTCTGCTTGTTCTGAAGTCGTTTCTGTAACCTTTTTACCTTTACCAAGATATTTGTTGGTTAGTTCAATAATTTTACCAGCCCAACGATTACCAAATTCAGCGCCACTAACTTCTTGAAGTTTATTTACTAATTGATTAAATTTTTTAATACAAGCATCATAATCAATTTCTTCTACTACAATTTTTTCAGCAGAATCAACAACAAGTTTTCCTCCATGCTCTTCTGCTTCTTTATCAATAGCTTCATGAATAGCGTTTACAAGATTATCATAAGTAAATTCAATTACTGGTTTAATATATTTAAAACGACTACCAGCAATAAATCTAGGAGTACCACGTAGATAAAGAGCTGTTCTAGTATTACCTTCTGCATCTAATTCAGGATGAGCAAAACCAATAATATCTGACATTCTATCTACAATTAAACGAGGACGAGTTCCAAGAGTTGGAACAATTTGATTAAATTCTTTACCATTCTCATCTTTAAAAACTTTATCTTGAGAATGAGAAATAATAATTAATCCATATCCCATTTGCGGGATAGAGCGTAAAGCTTCGTCGAATTCTTTAGAAACTTTCACATAACCGGAACCATAGTTCATATCGCCTATTGAATCAACACTATTTTGACTACAAATGAATTTTTCACAAAGATCATAGGCAATATCTGCTGTATCTATGATAATATTTGAAAACATTTCATGAGCTTGATCTTCTTTTAGCTGACGAAGTACTTGTTTAAAATCCGACCAACGATTAATAGGTTGTGCCATAACACCAGGAAGAGCTAAATAACCAACCTCAAAAGCTAATAATAAAGCTTTATCAAATTGAGATGCAATAGTTGTTTTACCAGTTTTCAATCATGTTATCCTAAAAGTTTTTTATCTTTTAGTTCTTATAGTTTCCTATAAGATCAGCATATCTTTTCATCCGTTCTGGATGTTGCAGTCTCGTGGATATATTATATTCTTTTATATGATTGTAAATATTTTTGATATTTTCTATCCAATTGAGGAGTTTTTATAGAATAAATAGAAGTTAAAAATTCTAAAGATGGAATTGTTGATAATTCTAAACTATATAAATTACGATTAGTATAATATATATAACTTTTTTGAGGAATAAAATCTTGAATTTCTTTTAAAATATTCTCTGTATAAGATACAATTTTAACTTTATTAGCGGTATAACTTCCATCCCCATCGAAAAACCCTTTAATAAAAGCTAACTTATATTTGTCTGGAATGTTTTTCATTGTTATTCCGATATAAGTTTTATTAGGAACAATAGAATAATAAGCCAATTGTTTTTTAATTCGTTCTGAACTAAATCTAAATTCTACAACTTCATAATTATTTTTTGTTTTATAAAATTTTAAAGGATGTTCAGATTCTAAATTAGTTTTAAATTCTTTAAGTAAAAATGCATCTTGAGCTTTTAATCCTATTTTTATTTCATTCCTATTTTTTCTTACTGTCCCATCAGCAGCTAAAAAACCTAACCAATAAGCTTTAATATCATCTAATTCATCAAAATAATAATGATTAATTTTAAAACTTCTTTTTTGATTTTCTATAATACATTGTTCATGTCTTGAACGAATATGAATATTTTCTTGTTGTAATATTTTTTTAATTTTATATACAGAAATATCAAATTTTTTACTTGTAGCTGCTAAACTATTTCCATCTTGATAATAATTAACTAACTCTTGGTTGCTCATCATTAAAGCAAACTCCTTTCATATAAAAGTTTCAATATCTATGCGTTGCACGTGTTATAAATTTTACAATACAACTTCCGTTCTGATTCCCATGTAATAAATATTTTATTATTTAGGGTTCCAGTTTTTTACTGCAATTTAACTTATTAATTCCTTAATAAGTGCCCAAATTTTTAGGCGCACCGTAAAACAATACCGTATATCCTTTAAGATCTCGACTAACTTTGTGAGGAGTAATTCCAAAAATATTAACAGCCATTCACTACTCCTTTCGATTAAAACTTAAAGCCACCCATTTGACCTAAAGTTTGAGCACCCTGATTCCCTTGAGAGCTGCTTGGGAATCCTGCGTTACCAGCTTGACTTTTTTGATATTCTTCTTGACGCTTTTTAATTTCAGCAAGATAAATTTCTCGATTAGCTAATCCTTGAGAAAGCTCATCAGGAGTAATAGTATCTTCTGAAGCTCCTTCATTAATACTAGCTGCAACAACTTCCCAAGAACGGAAAGTTCTAGTAGTTGGATGAACTACTACTTGACCAAATCCCATTTGACTTTCATCTACATCTGGAGTGATTTCAACAGTTGTAGACTTAATATTTCCATGAATAGTTCCAAAATAAGGATTTGTTTGACTAATATCCTCTTTTTGGAAGAAAGTTTGACCAGGCTTGTTTGAAACTGAAAAGCTCATTGGAAGAACGGCTCCACGATAATCAAAAGCAAAACCTTTAAGCTCTAAATAATTTTGTTGTGGATTATCTTCATATTCATGCTCAATGGTAGCGAGAGCAAGAAAATCAACATCAAAGAATGTATTATTTACATCATCAACAATAGTTTCTCCTGCATTAAGGAAATGTAAGAAACTTCCCCGCACACGTTTAGGTGAAGCAAGTTCTCCTTGACGAGTATAAAAATCATTAAGTTCAATTTGTCCAGTAATACGAACTTTTGCAGCATTAGTGCCATCTGTTTCAAAAGTTTTAGTGTTTTTAATAATCTGACGTAGATTATCGAATGTAGCATTCTTTTTACCACTCTTGGCAAAAGTTTCAGTTACATAAGTAAAATGTACAGGAACAATATTCATTCCTTGATTATCAGTCGCAATATTTACATCACCCATGATAAAAGTTGTATTAGGCTGTTTTGCAGTTGCCCCTGTCACACGTTCTTGAAGACTATGACTAAAAACATATCCTCTAATTTCAACATTATTAATAAAATTTTGTTTCATAAATATTTATTCTCCTTATTTTTATAAAATTTTTTTTCAGTCTTAAGAACTAGAATAAAGAGATATATTTCTATATCTCTTTATTAATTTTTAGAATAAATACTAATCTTTAACAGGTTTATCCATATCAAGATCGATGGTCATACCAAGATCAGTAAGACGAACATACTTAACGGTCTTACCTTCTGCAATCTCAACCTCATCACGAACAGCAACGTCTTTCTTAACTAGAGAATTAACAAGACCAGTCATTGAACGACGAGCGATTCCAGTTGCATCAGCGATATCATTCTGAACAAGGTCAACACCCTGATGCTCACGAAGGAAGGTTACAACAGTCTTAGCGTTATCTGAAAAATATTTAGCCATTTTATTTCTCCTTTGTTTCATTCTTTGAGATTATTCTCTTTTTTTCAATTTATATTTTATTATATTTTTTATAATGCTGTCAAAAACTTTTTTTACCAACTAATTTCTACTGTGTGATTGCCAAGAATTTTTGCATTATAACCACCAGCAGTATAACGTTCTACGAGAACTTCTCCTACTGCTTGTTTAACCTGACGAGAGCAAGCACGAGTATTACCTTTGTGTGCTTCAACCTTAATTTTCTCGTCAATTTCATCTATTAGCTCATTAATAAGTTCTTCACTAATAAGAGCTTTTGGATCGGGGGTAATATTACGTACCTCATCAATTGAAATCATATAAACTCCTTTTATCTCTTAACCTTTACTTTATATTATTATAACCTATTTTTAACCTTGTTGCCAATAATTATTTTTACTTAACATTGAAAATTTCTTCATAAATACAATCTTCTGGATTTTTATCATCTCTTACAGTTTCAAAAACAGGATGCCTAATTGTACCTTCTTTAGAATCAATAGACATACAACTAATTTGAATAACTTTCCCTAAATAATTAAAAGGATTCTTTGCCATATCTTCTCGTATATTATCAGTTAATCCAGAAGCAACTTTACCA